AGAGAAGCACAAAGGCGGCAAGTCCGAAAGTTACCCAAGCAAAGATTTTGATCGTTTTTTCGTTCATTGTTGAAAACTCAATTCTGTAGGCACGCCCCAACTGTCGCCAGCCAAGGTTCGGAAGGCGATCTGGGCGCGGATGATTTTGTGTGTGTCTTCGTGTCTGAATATCTGAACAAGGATTTCTTGTCCGTTTTCAAGGTTGCACCGACCTACCTCGTAGATAAAGACTTTTGGTTCGGTCATGATTTCACTCCTATCGTCGGTACTTCGACCATAGGCGATCGGTATCCGCTATTGGGGGATTTCGCCGAACACTCTCTGAAAGGCTTGTTTTACAAGGGCTGGAGAGTCTGCCATAGCAGGCGAGATCTCGTAATGATGCCAGTCCCCCCCGGGGCTTCCCGTGAGTGTTGGCTTAGAATAGTTGCTCCACGCTTGACGATCGCATCGCCAGCCGCGCCCAAACTTTTGTGGGAAATAATCCAGCACACATTCGAGACCTAGCGCGTTCGCATTAGCGATAACAATGTTTAGGAATGCGACTGCACCTTTGCGATTTGCTGTCGGGTACTTGTCAGTCTTGCGATATGAAAGATCTACGGCGCGCCCTGTGGCATGCACTGAAAGATTTTCGGATGAGCGCATATTTCGGACGCCCCAAGAGCCGTTATTCCAGATAGCACCGTTGGAGTATTTAACGGCCTGCCTAATCCATTCGTCCATGCCAGCGCGTGGGCCAGCTGCGGCACCGTCGGAGTTCCCTGTGTAGGGCTTGCTGTTTAGAATCTTCGGGTTCGCTGGGATAACGCTCATAACGCTGGAGGGTCTTTAGGACGGTCTTTAAGTCCGTTGCCTGCAAGCAGACCGATTAAGCCGCCTGCGAGGGTCATCAACATCGGCGACAGGACGCCCCATGCTTCTGCGTCGTTAGGGCTTTGCTCGGTAGGTTGCACGACGAAGAGCAGTCCGAAGATCAGTGATGCGATTGCCATGACGAATGATGCTGTGAGTCCGATTCCTACGATGAGGATTAGTCGAGCTTTGATTTGTTCGTTGGATAAGCGTTTGTCTGGGTTCATGGACAGCGCCTTTCTAGTAGTCCGTTGGCTTTGGTGGTGTTGCAGTTTTCGCGGTAGCGATCAGCACAAGCGGTCAGGACAAGTGCGAGCACGACGCTAGTTAAGAGGAGTTGGGTTCGCCGCAAGTTCTGTTGCCTTTGCCATTGTTGCATCCTCTGTTGGTTGCAGTTTTGGGTCATCCATCCATTCGAGGCAGTAATAGCCGTCACCGGGTTCGTTGTAACGCCATGTTGTGTTGGGTGCTAGTTCGCGTGTGGCGTTGCCTATTTGTGCGTTAATTTCGGCAGTGGTTGGTGTAGCCATTATGCGATCCTTTGGATAAATAAAGTGCTGTAGATGTTGCTGTCGTAACCGCCTGCAACGCCAAAGCCTTCTGATGCAACAGTGGTTGCTACACGCATCTGTAATTCAATGTTTGTGCTTGCCGTAATAGTTATATAGCCTTCGACAATGCTTACGCCAGCAACAGTGTTTGCGTTAGCCAGATACAAAGGTTGCCCGTTCATAATGGTCGTGCCAGCGGTTGTATTTCGCAATCGTGATTGACTTTGGTTTGTCTTAAATGCAGGTGCTTTGCCAACTAAATAGTATGTGCCAGCGGTAGCAAGCGTGATCACACTTGACGCAATAGAACATCCGCCAATGTTGTTAAGTACGGTTGTGTTTAATGTTCGTTTATCAAATGCGCCAGCGGTCGCGGTGCCGCCTGCCGTTGCGCCCGATTGAGTTTCATTAAAAATAGCGATGTCTTGGAAGTTGTCTAAAACGCCATTAAGTTGCGCGGCGGTCAGAATATTTCCCGCAACAAAGTCCGTCCAGTTAGATGCCATGTTTCTATCCTAGGACATTGTCTTCGTCGAGTGTGCCATATACAGCGTCGTCCAAGATGAGCTCATAGACGATCGTGGTTGGTGCCGTAAAGTAGGTGACAGCGTGCCCAGCCGACAAAGTAAGCCGATGTTCAAGACCTTCTACTGTCAAGTTTTGAGCAAATTGGGTTGGGCCTTCGGAAGTGGTGATTGACTTCTCAATATTGATTACATCGCCTACATCAAGTAAGGCAAGTGTGTCTTGATCAAGGGCAGGTGTGCCGGGGAACTCGGTGCCGATTGAGTTAAAGCGTGGCTCTGGGTTGGCGTTAAGAAGGTATTCGGCAAGTGTGAGAGCTGCGGCGTCGTTATGAACTAGCGAGTCCGTGATTGAGGTGGTTTGGATTAGGTAGGTCGCTTGTGAAGTCAGGTCTTCGGCGACTTCTGGCGATGTGGCTCCAGCGTGCTGAACTGATGCACGATTGACCACTGTGTCTGCTTGGAAGGCAATGTCAATCGCCGAGTAGCCGATCTTGGTTGGTGGGTTTGTGTCGTGGAACTCTGCGACAGGTACGCCTAGCACATTGCCGATGCGCTTTTGGAAGGTGATAGTGCCTTCTCGATCCACAAAGATTCTGCCTTGCTCGGCGTCCATGATTTTGTTGGCGTACCCTGCAACCGATGTACCGTTTGCGACCGTCCAAGCAGCTGCACCGCCAAGGGTCGCCACGCCTGTCTCAATGCTCCGTGTGCCCTGATAATCAACTTCTGGCAGATCTAGCAGGTCATCAAAACGGTCGCTTGAGAGCTGCTCTGTGACATTCCATTCAGCCAAAAAAGTCTCCCCCAGTTGATAGGAATAATCGGCACAAGTGACGCTTACTGTGTCCAAACCGCCGAGGGTAAAGGTGTAGTCAAAGTTGATGATGTAGCCGACCCACAAATACTCCTTAACGCCGAGCGAGTCGTATCGAGAGAAGCGGACTTTGCGAAGCGGTGCGAGCCCCGGCAGAGAATTATTCGGATCGTAGTAAGGCGATGTCGTGTCAAATGGGTTGAACACTCCGTCGGCGTAAGTGTCGTTAAGTGTGAAGTTCATCGTGCCATAAGGGAATTGGTCGCCAGTGTTAGCGCGTCCGCGTTTTGCTGTAAGACCTATAGTTCCGTCCATTACCGAGGCGTACTGATCGGTTCCGTCTAGGACATAGTCGGTGGAGTCAAGTGTGCCTTTCGGGTCGTCGTCTAATGTGAATGCGTTCCAGTTGTACCCAGTATCTATCTCGAGGTCGTAAAGACCTGATCCGACTACTGCTACGCCTGCCATTACGCGACCGCGATGTTGGCTGGGCCGTTCTGCCTGTTGAATGCTCTGATCGCGTTCACGACAGCTGTTCCGATCTCTGCGCTTGAGCCGAGACCGCCGTTGATGTTGATCGTGTAGTTGCCCATTCCACCACCGCGTCCAGATAGTGGGATGACCGCTTCAGGGCCACGCTCACCGATCATTGCAAGCGTTGGCCCTGTCACGATTCCGCCTTCCGCGAGCATAGGGATCTCGGGGACTTCGAAGCCTTTACCGCCGATCACTGGCACCCAAGAAGGGATGTTGAAGGCAAGTTTGCCGACGGTGCCGTTCCAAAGTTTTGCGATGCCGTTGAAGAGTGATTTGTAAATGTTGAAGATCGCTGTGAAGTAGGTGGTCAGTCCGTCAAAGACTGCCTTCCCGCCTTTCAGCATTCCTTTGAAGACTGTGTCTACTACTTTTCGGACGCTGTCAAACTTTATATACAGCGCCGCAAGTACCGCTATAAATGCGACTATTGCCAATGCGATTAAAGTAATAGGGTTGGCTAGTAAAAGCGCGTTAAATACTGTTACCACCCCGTTCACGATCATTTGGGCGGCTGCATAAACTTTCATAGCCGCATTGAGTGTCAAAATGACGGCAGCGATGCCACCGATAGCGCCTGCGATAATTAAGAAGACTTGCGTGTTGTTTTGCGCCCAATCGCCAAATGCGATCAAGTAAGGCAAAAGCGCTTCGACAACTGGGATCAATGCCGCGCCGATTGATTCCTTGGTCTCTGCCAACGCAATTCCGAGACGCTTCATTCCGCCTTCGGCAGTGTTAGCAGCCGCGGCAGATGCACCACCGAAAGATCCGCCAAGGACATTGATTACATCTTCAAGCGTTGCACCGTCTTTTATCATTGCTTTTATCTCTGGAGACAGTGCTTGCAGACCTTTCATGTTTCCGCCGTAAGCCTTAGCGAGAGCGTCCGAGACCGTCGCTAGGTCTTTGCCTGATCCAGCCGAGATGTCTTGTGCAAGCGCAAGTGCGTCGGTAGCGGTGGCGATGTCTTTAGTACCGCGCACAAGTGAAGCGAACGCCGGGCGAAGTTCAGAATCGGCGACGCCTGACGCAAGACTCATCTTTGAGATCATGTCTTCTGTTGCTTTGATCTGTTCGTCTGTCGCGCCAGTGACATTCTCGAGCGCGAGCGCGAGCTGTACCTGTTCGGCTTGGTCTTCCATTGCGGCCTTGGTAGCGCCTACTAA